ACAGCCCCAGCAGTTCCTGAAGATGTTATAGTTCCATGTATTCCTAAGACATTAGGCTCATAATAAGGGACACCTATATATGTATTATCTGCTGGAACAGTGTAAAATTCCTTATGCACAACTTCTAAATAAACTACTGCGCCACTAAGTCTTATTCTTCTTGGCCATATATTATGTGCATCTTTCCCCCCTGTAAGATAAACTACATCACCAATCTGGGCATAATGTGTATTCTGCATAGCAGGATTTGTTTTATTTTCATCAACATCAGCCACTATTGTCGCTACAAATGAATTTACAGTAACATTCCATACAAACCATCTGCCATTAGGAAGACCTTTATCACAAATAATAAGATACTTTTCTCCAGTTGAAAGAGTCCAAGGGATCATAAAAAGACCGTCATTGGCATTTAAGAATGCCTCTTGCGTAGGAGATGCTGCAAAACTTTGGAATAATAATCCTGGGCGCTTAAAGGCACCTCCCTGCTTTTGTACAATCATATTCTCTAGAGTCTTACATGATTTATTGTACTGCTCACTATTAGACTGAGAGAGCATCTTAGGAGACCACTGACCTGCTGTAAAATTATTTAATATTTGATTAAACTTCATTACATCCTCGAATTCAGCCAGTCATCGGCGTACACTCTATCACCAACAGCAGACTGCGCAGAGTACGTCCTAGCATTTTTAATCCTACCCTCTCTTAAAGCAATTAAATCATCACGCAATCCCTGGCTAGTCGTAAGCGCGTAGGAAAGAGTAATTGCAATATCTAACGATAAAACCTCTGTGTAGTTTGGATCAAAATTCCCAACTTCAGTCATATCATAAATATATTTTATTTTAACATCTGCAGAATCAGTAAGAAGAAATCTTCCCTCTTCTGTCCAATTATCCTGCTCTTGCCCGTATAATTCTGTTACTCGCAGGCAGTCACTAGGAAGTGGGTATTGATAATCCCAACCCCAGGCAGGTGCCGTGCTACTTGCAGCTAATAGTGCGCGCTTTGTGGCAAATTTCCAAGGGTGGGATCTTAGTAAAGATTTTCTAATATCATCGTAATGCTCTTTGCATAACTTTGCTTCGAGTGAATCGTCATCAAGACTCGATATACGATTAGCTCCAAGTAAAGTTAAACCTCGATTGCATATTGCTGCAACACTTACTGCCATGTATGCCCCCAAAGGAAAGGCCCTCTTACGAGGGCCGAGAACTTAGATCACTCTATATTGTAAATTTCCTTTAACTGTACCTGATGTTACAGTCCAAGCAGTATTGACCTTTAACTCTAAGTCTACCTCAGCATCAAACAGTTTGCAAAAACCCGCTGCTGAGGGAACTTCGAGGATAGAGGCAATAATAGCTGCCGCGTTCACATTAAGTGCAGAGAAAAACCCCACTGGATCTGCTGCTTCTACAGCATCAGCCGAGGCTGCCCAGCCAAGATCTACAAGCCCAGTAGTTCCCATATCAGGGAATTGAATTTGCAAATCCGTCACTCGTGCTCCCTTAGGGATTTTCCCTAGCTTAAACACGTCATTGGCAATGGGTGCGACGCCAGGGATTGTAAAGTCAAAATATAATACCATAAGAACTCCAGTAACATCCCCAGGGCGGATCTTGGTACTTGGAACATCTACATAAGCATTTTGGTACTGATTCGAATAAAATGTTGCCATAATCTATACATCCTTTCACAAATTTTTAAAAATTAACCTTCAAAACAAATAATTTCTACAACTTTAACTTCTTCCATGCGAGAAGATCCGATAGACATTCTACCGTACACTTGCTTAGCATAACCCTTATCATCTCGCTCAGAGATTCGGCTCATGTAATCTTCACCTACTGAAAGAAGAAGACCATCTTGTGCCCAAGCAAAGCAAGAGCGGTAAGAAGAAGTTGCAACAGAAGTACCTGAACCCACTACTCCAGTTGTACCTGATGCAGAAAGAGTTCTACTTGCCATTGTGTTCAAACGGTTTAGCATGATGAATTCAAAACCCATAAAGGTATTTACTTCACCTTGCGCTAAAGCCTTTATCGTATTGTAATCAGAGCTAGTCACTTCAAGCTGACCTAACATAGACTCAATTTGGTAGGGCGTAACAGCGATATATCGCTTTAACCCACCGTCAACTTCTTGCAAATCAAGCATACGCTTAACTGCTCGAAGAGTTCTTACGTTAAGATTTGTAAAAGTTGTAGCATTGTTAGCTGCATACTTCTGAGTATTCGGGTGAGCTACTGTTGTAGTACCGTCTTCACCAGTGTACGCTGTAGCGATAGATGCGGCTACAAGAACGTCATCTTTAGAACGTCCAAATGCCCATGCTGCTGCCATTGCATATTCAGATGTGGGATCAATAAGCATTCTAATTTTATCTTGATCGTCTACTAAATCAGCCCACTCATAATCACTAAGTGTCACCATCCGTCTTGCGTGAGGTGTGTCAAGCTGAGGCGTAGCACTATGTCTACCTGTACGAAGTACCGCAGATACAGTTCCGATTTGGTCAAAAAATTTCTTCTTGCCATTCTGTGTTTCTTTACGAACAGCATTCTGAAGACGTGATCCCTTTTGTTGGGATAAATGTTGTACGTTTGTACCAAATTGGTTAACAAACGCAGTTGTAATTTGCTGAGACATTATGTCCTCCCTTTTATGATTGATAATAAAAAACTATTTTGTTTTGGATTATCCCCTAAGAGAGGGTCCGATTCTCATCAGCCTGAGATAGCATGAAGGGGCTCTTACGAGTTGTCCCTACCTACATGCTACCAATTTGATATTGCTTGTCAATGCTTATTATTGATACATTTTCTGGAAAAGATCCTGTACTTCCTTAACCGCTGCCTTATGCCCTGGATGTTCTTTTAAAAAGTAAGGATGTTGCTGATTACCCATTATGGAATCCACAGCCTTTTTGGCCTCCGTAGGACTCATTGGTGCTGTGGCAGTACCATCCCCTTGTACAATCTGTCCTTCCCCGTACATCTTCTTACCAACACCTGCTAAGAGTTTTATAAGCTTTGGATCATTCCCAAGACCGGTATCGTTTAGATGCTGCAAAATTTCCTTGTCTGCAAAATTCTTTAGGACCATCTGTGCCCTAGATAGGTTTGCATCATACACCTTACCCCACTCTGCCTTTAGTCCATCTAATTCTTTTGTTTGGTTTGCCTTAGTTTCATCCAAAAATTTAGTCTCGGCCTGTAAGTTAACATCAGAAAACCAATCTGCAAGGGCTTGGGCTTGCTTCGGAAGAATCCCTAGCTTGTGGGCTGTAGTCTTAAAGTCATTTGTGAATCCCTCGTCAATCGTGGCGCCTTCCTTGAATTTTAAATTATATTCTTCCACTTTCTCAGGTAAACCCAGCTTCTTAAACACTCCTGCCCAATCTTCATCAGAGGCATGTTTTCCAGGAATCGCAATCTTGTCCGCCCCAATTAATTTCTGTGCGTTGATATATCCTGCGGCCAAGGCAGGAATGTCAGTGAATTTTCCGAGAGACGCATCTTCCTGTAGCTCAGCAGGCAATCCCAATCTCCAATCGTTAGGTGCGCTTTTCGCGGTAGTTGTACCCGCATTAACAGTTCCCGCGGGCTTGTCTTTTCCACCTGTATTATCTGGAGGATTTGTCCCCCCTTGGGTATCTTTAGATCCGCTCCCTGTACTAAATGAAGTAAGTATACTACCCGATCCTCCACCTGCTCCCCCGCCATCTCCAGTGTCTTTCTCGTCCTGTAATAAATTACTCCATATCTTTAGTCTCACGGTCAATCCTTTCGTAAATTGCATTAATATCTATCTTTAAAATAGACAAAAGACGGAGCACCACATTGCGCTCGCCTTCTTTTACTAACATATCGTTGACATTACCCTTATATGTATTCGTTAAAATCCCGTGGGTAGACATCAAATCTTTTAAAACAATCTCTCCCTGCGGTGATCTAAAAATATTCTGGTACGCTGACATTAACTCAGCATACGCCGTAGCCTTTGGCTCTTTCTTAACTCTCATAATTGTGCCTCTTTAGCAGTCTTCATGGCCTGTGCTCCGCCTTGAGCCGTTTGTACGGCAAGTTGGTCTTGCT